GCGCGGTCATGGCTGTTGCGCTGCAATGTGGGTGACAAGCGGCGGCACATGGGTCTAGGCGGCTTTCCCGATGTAACGCTTGCCGGGGCGCGTGAGCGTGCCCGTGAGGCGCGTGACATGATCAGGCAGGGAGTCGACCCCGTGGAGCATCGCAAGGCCACACGGGCGGCTCTGGTGGCCGCTCAGAAACGTGGGCTGACCTTTGCCGAGGCAATGGAGAAATACCTTGTCGGCAAGCTGGCGGAATTTGAAAACCCGAAACACAAAAAACAGTGGCGCGCGACCTTGGACGCCTACGCGGTCCCGATGGTGGGTGACATGCTGGTGTCCGACATGGGCGTGTCTGATGTGCAGCGCATTCTTGAACCGATATGGCTGACAAAGAACGAAACCGCGTCCCGCCTGCGGGGCCGTGTGGAGGCTGTCATGGCATGGGCGACGGTGGCGGGGCATCGTACCGGCGACAATCCCGCCCGATGGAAGGGCAATCTAGATGCGATCCTGCCCAAGCCGGGGAAGGTGTCAAAGGTGCAGCATCACCCGGCCCTGACCCTAAGCGATGTGCCAGAATGGTTTGCGGACGTGCGGTCGCGCAAGGGCTTTGCCACGCGGGCGCTGGAATACATGTCCATGACGGGCGCGCGATCTGGCGAGGTTCGGGGCGCAGTTTGGTCTGAAATTGATCTTGATGAGGGTCTGTGGATCATCCCGGCAACGCGGATGAAGGCGCGCAAGGAACACCGAGTTCCGCTGACTAGCGAGGCGTTGGCGCTGTTGCGGGCCTTGGACCGGATGCAGGGTAGCGACTACGTTTTCCCGGCGGTGCGCGGAGGGGCCTTGTCAGATGCAGCCCTGAGTGCCTGCATGAAGCGGATCAATGAGGCGCGCGAGGGCGGCTATATTGACCGTGTGTCAGGGCGTCCAGCGGTGCCGCATGGCTTGCGCTCTACCTTCCGAGATTGGGCGGCTGAGCGCACTGATTATCCGCGCGACATGGCCGAACTGGCGCTGGCGCACAATGTCGGCTCTGAGGTGGAGCGGGCCTATCGGCGTGGCGACATGATTGAAAAACGCCGCGCGATGATGGCGGCTTGGGGGCGGTTCCTGCGCGGTGAAGCCGGGGCCAAGGTGGTGACGATGGAGGCGGTCCGGTGAAGGATGCATTTGAAAGTGATTGGTTTAGTGACAGTGCTAAAGTTGTAATGGAAATTGCACGCCGCGAATGCCTTGGGAAAAGTGAAGGAATTAACCAACTCCTTCTAACAGGGGTCAAGATTGGTTTTGGAATATGCGAATTTGATAAGGGCCGCGAACTACTTGAAACGCTTGAGCCTAAGTGCAGCTTTTGCCACGCCAACCTGCGCAATGGTTCCGGCCCAGAAAATATGCATCCTGATGATCCACCACTTCTTGCATTCTTGATCTCTATCGGCGCATTTTTTCAAGAATTGAATGCTGAGCGGCCAGAAACTTCATACAAAATGATTTTTATAGCTGGAAACCTTTGGGGAGAAATTGAGGCGCAAAATAAGTGGGAGAAAGATGCAATTCGCGGAGGCAAAGTTATTGGTGGCGCGCGCAACTCTGCGCAGGAAGTGAATAATCGCCATGCCCCTTTGCGTGACCAGCGATTTGCACGGATTCGCAACCTCATGTCACAAGATGGCTTGAACCTGTCATGCGCAGCCGCGCAATGCGAAGTCGATGGATTGGGACCTGCACAATCAATTCTGAGGCAATGGCACCGACAGAAAAAGAGTGACACCTAGGCGGCAGTCACAACAGCAATATGCGAATGCTGAGGCACCTTGTAACAGTCAGGTGCCGACATGCCCGAAACATATCTTTCCGATACTGAAATTGCGAAACGCTACGGCATTGCCCGACCGACCGTCTGGCGTTGGCATCGTGAGCGCGCCGAGTTTCCCCGTGCAATCCGTCTGACACCCGGCTGCACCCGCTGGAAGCTGTCCGACATCGTGGCCTGGGAAACCGCTCAGGCTGAGGTGGCGGCATGAGCGACCTGACAAACGAAAACGCCGCGAACCTTGCAGGGTTCAACGGCGCTAAAGACGTTGTGGAAGGCGTCTATTTCTCAGCGGTTTATATCACGGTTCCGCGCATCATTGCCACCCATTTTTGCGGGGTGGCGGCATGAGTATCCCTTGCATCCCGTTCAACATCTTTCCGGCGGGGCCTGACAAGGCACCCTTGATTGCAGGTTGGCAGACAAAGGCCACCCGCGATCCGCACACCATTTCCCAGTGGCAGGCCAACGGTGCGCAAGCATGGGGCATCCCGTGCGGCGCAGCTAACGGCCTGTTTGTCATTGATCTGGACTTGGACAAAGTGACGGGCGAACCCGTTGGCGAGGCGTCTTTGAAGGCCCTGCCACGCTATGCGGCTCTGCTGGACCGTGCGAACGTGCATACCCCCTCAGGGGGGCGTCACATCTATTGCCAGCACTTTGACGGGGGCCGCAACACCACGTCCAAGATAGGCCCGAAAATCGACACACGCGGCGAAGGCGGCTATGTCGTCGCGCCCGGTTCGTGGACTGAGGGTGGTTCTTATCTGGGGTTCTTTCCCGACGATCTGCCGCCCGTCCCGATGGGTTTGCGGGCGATGCTGTTGCACACGCCACCCGCACCGGCCCGCACCTTTGACCGGATCACGCCCACGGGCGAGGTTGAGGAACTGCTGACCCACATTCCGGCGGATATGTCCTATCAGGATTGGGTTTCCGTCCTGATGGCTCTGCACAACCGTTTCAACGGCTCTGATGAGGGGCTTGCCCTTGCTGATCGGTGGAGCGCGACCGGCGCGAAATATCGCAATGGTGAGGTTGTCGCCAAGTGGCGCAGCTTCAAGCGAAACGGCGTAAATTGGGCAACGGTCCCGGCGCTCGCACGTCAGAACGGTGCTGACCTTTCCGACATTGCGCGGAGGTGGGTGCCATGACTGTGATCAACATGGGCGAAATGCGCCGTTCCCGCGCCTATGAGATTGAAACCCGCCTTGTGAGCCTGTCAGCAATCGAGGCGGTGCTGACCAGCAACTACATGGTCAAAGGTTGGCTGGACCGGAATTGCCTTTCGATGCTCTACGGCCCCTCTAACGCGGGCAAGACGTTTGTGGCGCTGGATATTGCCATGCACATCGCGGCGGGCAAGTCATGGCGCGGGTTGCGCGTCAACGGCGGGCCTGTCCTCTACATCGCTGCTGAGGGTGGCGCGGGTATCCGCAACCGCCTTGCTGCAATCAAGCATGATCGGCCTGATATGGCGTCTGCGCCCTTCACCCTGTTGCCGGTCGGGCTGGACCTGCACGGGCAAGGTGACGCTGTGGCGGTCTGTGAAATCATGCCGGATGAGGCCCCGGCGCTGGTTGTGGTGGATACGCTGGCCCGGTCTATGGGCGCGGGCGATGAGAACACGGCCAAGGATGCGGCCATGTTTGTGCGCAACTGTGATCTGATCCGTGAGGCCACGGGTGCGCACGTCATGGTGATCCACCACACGGGCAAGGATGAGGACCGTGGGGCGCGTGGTTCGTCTGCCCTCAGGGCGGCGGTGGATAATGAAATCCAAGTCACATCGGAATGGGAAATCATATCGCGCAAACAACGCGACCAAGAACCGCCTGAGCCGCTGCACTTCAATCTGCGCTCGGTCATGCTTGGCATGGATGAGGACGGTGAGCCGGTCACAAGCGCAGTGGTGGACGCCAGTGAGCCGCCCAAAACCAAGCGCAAGCCCTTGACCGGCAAGAACGAGGTGGCAATGCAGGCCCTTTATGACGCCTTGCGAGACCATGGCACGAGCAAGACGGGCAGTGGCTACCCCGGCAAGTGCAAGGTGGTCCATGTGGATCACTGGCGCGATGCGTGTGGCGTCCACGGGCTGACTACCGGGTCCAGCGATAGCGCCGCGCGCACCGCGTTCATGCGGGCAAAAACCAAATTGATGGACATGGATGAGGTGCGCGAGTGGGGCGACCATGTGTGGAGGGTGCAAGCCGATGACTGAGGAACACCGTCACCAACGTCACACAACGTCACCGTGCGTCACCTGTGCAGGTCAGATTTACCGTCACCAACGTCACACACCTCTAGGAGGTGTGACGATTGTGACGCTGACGGTCTTGGACGCTGATTTGGTCCCAATGCCCCCTTTCCGTAACCCCCCAGGGGGCGCGGGGGTGGGTCTTCATTCCACACACACAGCCCGGTGGCAGGAATGAAGCGGTCCACCCAAGTCAAGCGGTTCTGCAAGTCCCTGGCGGTCCCCACGGGGCGGCTGGCGGGGCGTGCGGTCAAGCTGGCCCCATATCAAAACCGTTTCATCGACGGGGCGTTCGCTGACGGGGTGAACGTCGCGTGCCTGTCCATCGGTCGCGGCAATGGCAAGTCGGCAATCTCGGCCATGCTCTGCGCCGGTGAATTGCTGGGCGCATGGTCTGACGCGCCTGAGCGGGAAGTGATCATCGCGGCCCGAACTCAAGAACAGGCCAAAATTGCTTGGAATTATTGCGCGTCATTTATCGCCACTTTGCCCGACGATGTGCAGGAGCGGATCACGATCCGGCGGCAACCCCGTTTTGAAATCCAGTATGACGATCACAACGGCCCGCACCTGATCAAAGCAATCTCGGCAGACGGCAAGTCTGCGCTTGGCAGTAGCCCGACGCTGGCGGTGCTGGATGAGCGCGGCCATTGGCCCATTGCTCAGGGCGACGAATTGGAAGCGGCGTTGCTGACAGGTCTGTCAAAGCGCGACGGCAAGGCGCTGATCATATCCACCAGTGCCAGCAATGACATGCACCCGTTTAGCCTTTGGCTGGATCGGGATGCACCCGGCGTCTACCGCCAAGAACACCGCCCGACACCGAACCTTCCTGTTGACGATCTGGACAGTTTGGCGATTGCCAATCCCGGTTCACGGCATGGCATCGGCCCGACGATGACGCGGCTGAAAGAGGACGCGGCGCTGGCGTTGGCCCGTGGCGGCTCTGCCCTGTCGCGGTTCCGCCTGCTGTCTCGCAATGAACGGGTGTCTGAGGACAACCGGGATGCGCTGCTGGATTTGAACGAATGGCTGTCGTGCGAAACCGACGATCTGCCACCCCGGCGCGGGCCGGTTGTGATCGGGCTGGATCAAGGCCAGTCGGCATCCATGAGCGCCGTGGCCTATCTCTGGCCCGACACTGGACGGCTGGAAGCGTGGGGCGCGTTCGGCACTGTCCCGACACTTGAGGCCCGTGGGCAGGGCGATGCTGTCGGTGATCTTTATTCGCAGATGCACAAGCGCGGCGAGCTGGCGTTGATGGGGCAGAAAACCGTGCCGCTGGCGCAATGGCTGCGCCGGGTTGTCGGTCACGTCGAGGGCGAGACGGTCGCGGCGATTGTCTGCGATCGGTTCAAGCAATCCGAGATCGGTGACGCGCTGGCAGAGATCGGCAACCGCGCCCCGGTGATCTGGCGCGGCATGGGGTTCAAGGACGGCAGCGAAGACGTTGAACGGTTCCGGCGGTTCGTGTTCGACGGCAACCTGCACGTTTCCGAAAGCCTGCTGTTGCGTCACGCCATTGGCGAGGCGGCGGTGTTCATTGATCCGGCGGGCAATTCCAAAATCGTCAAGGGCCGGTCGATGGGCCGTATCGACGCCGCTTGTGCCGCTGTTCTGGCGGTTGCTGAGGGCGCGCGGATCATGGGCAGGCCACAACATAAAGGAGGGCGCATCGCATGGGGATGACTTCAACGGCCACGCGGCTGATTGCCCGGTTCGGGCAGACGGCAACACTGACAAAACTGGGGCCACCGGCTGGCCCGCCGTGGGCACCTGTCCCCGGTGTGCCGGTCAATCACACCGTGACGGTCGCGGTGACGAATTACACGATTGAGGAACTTGCCGGTCTGTCCATCGCAGGCGACGATTTGCGGGTGTTCATGACGGCGGGCGTTGCACCGAACACGTCCGACACGCTGACAGTCGGCGGAATCGTCTATGGCATCCACCGCGTTGGCGTCCTGGGGCCGGATGGCGTTGTGATTTGCTACGAATTGCAGGTGCGGCGATGAGCAAGCTGCGCAACGAATACAAACGGCATAGCGCCAAGGTGACGCGCGGCCCGCGTTGGAAGGCCCTGCGGATGCAGGCGCTGGACCGTGACAACTGGCAATGCGTCCAGTGTGGCACCCATAAGCGGCTGGAATGTGATCATATCCTGCCCGTCAAGACACACCCAGAACTGGCCTACACGCTGAGCAATTTACAGATGCTTTGCGGTGCCTGCCATGCCCGGAAAACCCGAATTGAGGTGGGGCACAAGCCCCTGACCCCAAAGCGCCAGCAATGGCGCGATCTGCTGCGCGAAATGCAGCGAAACCCTACCGAGCAAAAGGAAAATTACCATGCTTGATTCACTGAAAATCACCCGGCGTCAGTCGGAAATCCGTCAGCAACTCGCTGGCCTTGTGGGCAAGGACGCGCCCACTACGGACGAAACCCGGTCCATGGAAACGCTGGATGCAGAATATCGCACCAACGAAACCCGGTTCCGGGCTGCGCTGGTGTCCGAGGATACCGAACGCCGGGAAGCCGGGGCCGCACTTGAAACCCGTTCCGAAAAGGAATGGAATGCGATCATGTCCGGTTTCGAGATGCGCCAAGTCGCGCTGTCTCTTGACGAAGGCCGGGCCCTGTCTGGCCAGACGGCAGAGATCGTCACCGAACTGCGGTCGCAAGGCGGTTATCGCGGCATTCCCGTGCCCTATGCGGCGCTTGAAACCCGCGCGGGCGAAACCATTGCCAGCGGCACCCCTGATCCGATTGTCACCCGTCCACTGATCGAGCGTTTGTTCCCGGCGTCTGTCGCGGCGCAGATGGGCGTCCAGATGATCAATATCGGCACCGGCGGGCAGGAAACCCCTGTCACCACGTCTGCAATCTCTGCGGGTTGGCAGGCAACCGAACTCGGCAACGTGCCCGGGCCGTCTGCCTACACGACGCTGGACCGCCCGTTGAAGCCTGATCACACGTTGGGCATCCAGATGCGGATCAGCCGCAAGACGCTGCTGCAATCTGGTGCTGCGCTGGAACAGGCAATCCGGCGCGACATGGCGGGCGCGATGCAACAAGAGATGGACCGGGCAATCTTCAACGGTTCGGGGTCCAGCGGCGAGCCTACCGGCGTATTCACCGGCGCGACGGCTTGGGGCATTGCTGAGACTGATCTGAGCGCGGCGGCGTCCTGGGCGGCTATCCGCACTGAGGTTGTCGCGTTCATGACGGCCAATGCGGCAACCGGTCCCGGCGCGGTGCGCCTGTTGATCCGTCCAGAAGTCTGGGACGCGATGGATGGCGCGTTCATCAGCGGCACGGCAGTGACCGAGTGGGAGCGGCTGACGAAATACATCAGCACGGTTGTCATGTCGCACAATGCCTTGCCTGCACCCGCCGGAACGCCGTTGGAAAGCAAGGCGCTGCTGACAACCTCGGCGGGCGGTGTTGCGCCGGTGTTCGTGGGCCTGTGGGGGGCGGTCGATCTGATCCGTGACCCGTATGCCGATGCGCAATCTGGTGGCCTGCGCCTGACTGCATTGTCCACGATGGACACCACAATCAGCCGCGCGGTGCAGACCCGCGTTCTAACGGGCATCCAGTGATGTTGACCGGCTTTGCCCACGGCGGGCTTGAACTGCGCCGCAAACCGGACGGATCGGCCCGCCTGCAAGGCCGGTTTCCCTATAACAGCCGCGCGGTCCTCAGTGATGGGGGCCGCATGGGCCGACCGCGTAAAGAGCAATTTGCACCGGGGGCGTTCCGGCATTCCGTCGAGACGGACCAAGAGGTTCATCTGCTGGTGGGCCATAGCTTCGACCGCCCCCTTGCCAGCCGGGGCGCGGGCACGTTGCTGCTGGATGACACGCCTGAGGCGCTGGTGTTCAACGCGACGATTGCGGCTGAGATGATGCAGGTCAGTTATGTGTCTGACGTGCTGGCGTCCCTCTCGGCGGGGTTGATCGTGGGTATATCGCCGGGGTTCCGCATTCCACCGCAACAGACGGTCCCGAACGCTGAGGAAGTGACGGAGGAAGACCCAAGCGAAGGCCGCGCAATGATCCGCACAATCTTCGAGGCGATCTTGTTTGAACTCTCTCTGGTGTCCCGTCCCGCCTATTCGGAGACGGAAATCGAGGCGCGGAATTGGGGCGTGTGTCCCAAGTTGGATAACACCGATGGCCTGCACCGCACCCTAAGCCGTTGGAGGGCGTGATGATTGATCTGATCAAACAATTTGAAGCGGTCCCGGCTGACTATCCAACGGCACCGGCGGGCCTGTCTACGGCGGCGGCGGCGCTTGATGCTGCGATGATCTGGGCGCGGATTGAAGCCTACACCTCGCACCGATGGACCGTGCGGGAAGTGGTGTGGACGTTGACGGGCGGCGGTGGCGATCAATTCCACCCGCGTCTGGTGCCCATGGTGTCGCGTGTGGCGCATGTGTGGACTGGTGAGGCATGGGAAGCCCTGACGCTGCTGGACGGGCCTCTGGGCATCTGTCTGCCGCGTGACGGCACCTATCGGATCACGGCGCAGGTTGGCGCTGGTGATGTGCCTGCGCCTGTCTCTGAGGCGTTCCGGCGGTTGGCTGAATATCTGGCCGATGATCCGGGCACGGCGGGGGCGTCCCGGACGTCTGTGGAGATCGGACCTATCAAAGAAGCGATGGACCGCAACCCGGCGTGGGTGGCCAAGGCGATGCAAAATTCAGGCGCTGGCGATCTGCTGCGCAATTACAGGAGGGCTTGAATATGTGGCCATTCAAACGAAAAGAACCTGCCATTGAACACCGATCAAGCGGCACGGGCTACACCACGCAGGTGATGCAGGCGCGGGCTGATTATATCAGCGGCGTGGACGGCGTGGCCGAACTGACGGGCACGGTGCAGGGGTGTGTGAGCCTCTGGGAGGGTGGCCTGAGCCTTGCGGACGTGGACGGCACCGACATGCTGACACCGCGCGTCCTGGCCCTTGCGGCCCGCGCCTTGGCCATGCGTGGTGAGGCGGTGTTCGTGATCAGCGACACCGGCCTGTTGCCCTGTTCCGATTGGGATTTGACAACGCGCTATTCCAAGCCCGTGGCATACCGCGTCGGTATCCCTGACACCGGCGGCGGCACCACGCAAACGGTGCTGGCGGCTGAGGTGCTGCATCTGCGGATCGGGGCCGATATGTCCATGCCATATGTCGGCACGTCACCCCTGCGGCGGGCGCGTCTGACGGCTGGCCTGTTGCAGACGATGGAATCTGCGCTGTCTGAGGTTTAC